TTAATGTCACGCCCCGTTAATTATTTACGCGGTACGACGTGACTTCCTCTTTTTACCGCGCTTTTTTTGACTGAGTGCTATCGCTACCGATTGTTTTTGGGAATAGCCTTCTTTCACCAATTTCTTGATGTTAGAGCTAACTGTTTTTTTGCTTTTCCCTTTCTTTAAGGGCACCCTAACAACTTATGTACCGTGAGCCACGTAACGCGGCACCCATGCCACGCTTCTTGCCACGGAATATCTTACCTTCTTCAGTGTTAGGTGTTTTTTCAGGAACTAGTTTAGCAAACGGGATGCTTCCCTGACCACGAATTACTGCTTTGTTTACAGGCTTGGGAGGCGACGCTGCCGGACCACTAATAATATGTACTTTACTCATCTTAAAATCCTCGATTGGTTATATCCTGCTGACGAAATTTTTCACGTTCCATAGCAGAATCAATTCTTGCCGCCGTCTGTTTTTCCTGACTAGCTAACCGTTGTTGAAATTCCTGTGCCTTTTGGGCCGCTTTTTGTGTATCAAGCTGCAACTCGGCTTGTTCCTGTGTAATATCCGCCTGAACCTGCTGTTGCTTCAAGGCAAGTTCCTGTTGCTTCAACTGCACCAACGGATCTGGGCCTTGTTGGCCGCCACCCGCTATCTGTTCGCTGAGTTGTTTTAAATTCTGCATTTCCTGCGCAATCATCTGCGCGGTCACCGATTGTAATTCTATCACTTGTTCTTCCGTTAATTCCTGACCCTGCGTCTGTTGCATAAATTGCACAACCGCCATTTCATTTGCTTTTATCTGCACATGTTCTAATACGTGCTTTTGTAACGCTCCGGCCACTCCAGGCGACTGCATTACCATGCCCGAAGAACCAAACGTCAAATGCGCCATAATATGCGCGTCATGGTTTTGACCTTCAAACGCCTTTAACTGAGTACCTTCCAACGCATCTATATTTTCCTGCGCAGGATCTTTAGGCACAGGCTCTTCCGTAGATTGCGGACGTAATAATTTATCAATATCCCTGACCCCGAGCGCATCATACATCCTGCGATATGCCTCGTAAACATCATGTATTTCGGGTGCTTGCATTGCCAGTTGCATCTGCGTCTGGGCCAGAGAAATCCGCTGTGCCTGTGAAAATATATTCGGGTTGGAAACGGGAACCACATCTACACGATCATCAAAATCCTGCTGCATGACCGCCTGATCGCCGCCCTCTACAGAATACGGATATATAGGCGGTAACGACTCGGACATAACACGCGCTAACAACTTGAATTCCAGCTTCATGGCATAATGCAGGCGTTTGTGTACCGCACTCATTACCCGTGAGCCTTGCTCCAACATAGCAACCGTAGTACCTACCGCCGCTTGCTGATTACCATCGCCTACCTTTAAATCCGTAATAGTGGCAAACCGCTGGCCTGCTTCTACTACAAAGCCCAATAACTGAAATAAAGTAGAGTCCGGGCCTTTAAAAGGCAAAGGCATCAGACTGTCTCGTATGGCACCACCGGGAGCGTCTATATCCCGAAATTCTCCGGGCTGAATTGGCTCAGAATCGTCCCTAATCCGTAGGCCACGGGCCTTGAATCCGGCGGGGAGGTTGCTGAGAGTGCCAGCATCTATAAGCTGGCGAAGGGCCGCTGTAGCGGTACGCGAAAGGCCCCCAATGGTGTGAATAAGCCCGAGTCCGTAAAAACCAAAACCGGGCAAAAACTTATAATGAACAAAATATTGAATCTTGCGTTGAAGATCGTCGTCTTCGTTGTAATTCCGTCGAATAGCTAATACTTGACCATTATCCTCGGATATTGTTACAACATAAGGAACCTTAATACCTGTTGGCTCACCTTCTTCGTCAACTTCTTCAAAACCCGCTAAATCAAGGTCTACATGACATTCCAGCAGGGTACAATCGTAATCTATGTTAGACGCCTGCACGCCTTCAATACGGTTGATTTCACTGCCTATTGCCGTGTGGTCCTCGGCTTGGGAGGGCAATACATCTACATCAAGATAAAAGCCCGATAATTGCTTTTTACGCAAATCGTTCAAGGGCATCTTTAATACTTGCGTAACATTCGGACAACTTTCAATGTCGTTAGCTTCATACGGCACAACCAACTGTTCTGCCGGTACAAACTTACTAACCGCCCTGTCTAAGGTTTCATCATAATAAACCTTTTTAAAGGTGGAACCCGCCAAGGGCAGATAAAACAACATCTGATCGAATTCCGGCGTGTATTCTTCCATCACATTCGTGATGTAGTAATTCATAAATTCCTTGACACGCTTTGCCTGATCTTCTTTTTCCTTGGACTTTTCACCCATGACCGTTGTTCTTACCGGTCCTCCCGAAGGCAGAAGTTCGTTAAATGCCTGTGCTTGAAACTGTGTAGCGGCTTCAGCCAGCAACGGATGAGTTACGCCCGTCGCACCCCTAAACGGCTGAGTTCGGTCTTCATAAGTAAAACCAAGCAATTCAAGACCGTTGGCATACGCATCTTCCCAATCTTTGCGGGAAGACTTGTTGGATTCAAAATCCCCTAAAAGTTCTGACGCAATCGCACCAAGGTCACCATCGTCCAGTTCCTCGGCAAGATTCCTGAAAAAGTCGCCCTCATCGGGGGTATCTGACGCAGTAGGATCAAAATCAATAACTACGCCGCCATCTTCCGATGCTTCTATTTCAATACCTTCCGGTAATTCAGGTGTACCACCCACAAGTGTACCGGGAGCCGCGATCTCTATATCAAGCTCCAAGTCCTCTGCCGAGTCGTTCGTGCTTCCCTGACGTGCCATTAAGGAAGCTAACGTTGCTTTGTCTCCGTTTGCCATCTAAATCCCTCCGAGCCTCCTATGCTACCGCACCGGAGTACATATTCCTAGCAATTTGAGCCAATGACGCCATGCCCCGTGGGCGGTGGTTCATGTCCCGCGCCATAGAAGCAAGAGAAGACACGCCGCCACCCGATTGAAACTTAGATAACGGTTTTTGGGTAAACGCGTCTTTCATTTTTTCTGTAAGCGGTAAATACCAAACCATGTGTCCTCGGGTCGGTTCCTTCGAGGCTATGTTTCGCTGGGGTATTTCCAGTTTTTTAAGCTCCACGCCGTATTTTTTTGCAATTTCTTTTGCGTGGTTTTTAATAATACCATCGTAAGCTGTAAAGTCTGTACCGGGGTAACGCAAATTTTGAATAGCATCGGGGGTAAATGCTAACCCGTCTTTATTATTTACCGACGCTTCCTGAACCATTCTGTCAAAAGAAAGTTGCATCCAGTTATTTTTAAAAGGGGCGTCTGGCACTGCAAAACTACCTTGATCTTCTCTAAAATATTTACCTACCCACCCTCGTGGATTAAACCACCTGTGGTTGTTTATTCGATACGCCGACTCTTTAAACAATTTAGTCAGTTCCGGGGCTTCTTTACGAAATATACTAACCTTTTCGTTATCTAGTGCTTTATCGTAAGCGTCAGTTCCGATGCTTAACGTGGGCTTTTTCTCGGCAACGTTATCTAGTGCTTTTTGCAAGAACTTTTCACGGCTCATTGGAAGCCTATCGGCTGATCTAGGTTCGTTTATAAAATCTAAAATCAAAGATTTTTCAAAATTACGCGCTTTTTGGTGCCAATCTGACTGAAGCTCTTCTATATACAAAGCGTCAAACAATTTATCCTTTTTACCTTTAACTTCTTCCAATAATACGCGGTCGTTATAGCGTATGTGCGAAAAAGTATTGTCCGCAATGTGATAATGATCTTCCTTAAAAGGTATGCCACTTAACGGGTCTGTTTCCGTGGACAACGTTAATAATTTTAAATTTTCAGGGGGTTCCACTAATTCACTATAATGGTCGATACCAAGCGTATCTCGTATATCGTAAAGTTGCCGAGCTTGCGTTACATACTCGCTGTCCTCCATGTTGTAGTCCACATTTTGCTTATTACTAGAACGAAACGTTTCTCTAATTGGAACCGAGTTTTTTTCTATGTAACGAGCAACCTCGCTGGGTGTTACCCTAGTTTTTTCATCAAAGGCTTCTTTTAACACCTCCATTAACTCTTCTTCCGGCAAATCACGGGCAAGCTCATAAGCGTCGTCGCTTACCCCAATCCGAGAAAGAGGTTTTAAGGCTTCCGAAGTCACGCCTTTTATCCCTTTTTTCGTCGCAGTGCTTTTCATTTTGTTTAGTAACTGATCCAAAGGCTGCTTTTGATCTTTCATTCCACGTAATACAGTTAATACAGGTGTTTCATACGCCCCTATGTTTTCATTAACGGGAACATCGCCAAGTAATTGACCAAAATTTAGTGGATAACGATCAAAAGAGTCAGGTTGTGTGTAAGCGCGTATTAATTTTTTTAAATATTCGTCCTTGGCTTTTTTAAATTTTTCTGGACTACCGCCTAAAATAGTTGAAAATTCGTCGTCTTGAGCTTCTTGCATCTGATCTATGTAATAACCTAAACTGTTCGTAGGGTCACGTTGAGTTCCAATATCCGGTGTGCCTGCTATCAACGCTTGTTCTCTTGCTTGCATTTCAGCAAGGTCTTTAAAATCGTCTACGTTTATTTTCGGGCTTTCTATGCCTTGCCGTTTAACCAAATCCCGAGAGGAGAAACGTCCGGGTTTGTATTGTTCTTTTAAAAATTTCTCTTGGTTTCGTATGGCTTCTCGTATGTTGGCTAAACCGGTGTCAGGGGCTTGCGCCGAAACAGGCGGTACAAAGCCCTCTTTTGCACTAATATGCGATTGAAGTGCAGATAATATATCCCTAGTAAGCACTTTTTTTGATACGTCACTACTGTACGGGCTGCGCTTTAAAAAAATTGTGCCGTCTTCTAAAAAAACTTCGGATCTTGGGGCAAATTTTTTGGAATCGTCCGTGTAGGTTATTTTAAGGTTTTTTAATTCGGGATACGCCGCAAACCCTTCCGGCCAATCTATAAAATCCTTAACTTTACCTGCCCGGACTTTTTGAGGAAGGTCGCTTTCAAAATCTTCTCTCATTTTTACTTTAGCGTTAAGCGCTTTATCGTCTATTTTAAAATTGTCTAGCGGTATAATTGTTCCCAACTTATCTTCAAGCAAACGCAATTGCCCGGTTTGTTCAAACACTTCTTCATCAGGTACGCCTCTTCTTATTTTTGCTGCGGCTTCGGCAATTTTTTCTTTAGGCGCGTTTTTTGCTTTTATTCCCGCCATCATGTTAAGCACGCTTGGCGAAACTTTTTGTGGAAGTAAGCCGGGGGCTAGGGGAGTAGAAACCGCTAACGTAAAGTCGGACGAATCAATCAGCCCTA